CGCCGCGTACATCTCCGGCTTGCCCGAGGGCGTGCCGTCCACCCAGAACATCGAGATCTACGCCGCCCTCCTGCGGGACCGGGCCCTCCGCCGCCGCGCCATCGTCACCGCCCACGAGTTGCTCGACGGCGCCTATCAGGGCGAGGACGTCTCCGACGTGCTGGCCCAGGGCGAGAAGGCGCTGCAGAGGCTAGCCGGGTCCTCCGTGCGCGACGAGTGGCGGACGCAGGCCGACGTGGTGGACCGCTGCTACCAGCTCAAGGCGGAGCGGACCGCGGCCCTGATGCACCAGGCCGTGGCGGGGACGTCCACGGGCTTCCCGAAGCTCGACGCGAAGACGGGAGGTCTACGGGGCGGGGACCTGATCGTCCTTGCGGCCAGGCCCGCCATGGGCAAGAGCGCCCTTGCGCTTAACATCGCCCGCAAGGCCTCCGAGCACATCACCGTCGCCGTCGTCAACCAGGAGATGATCGCCGAGCAGTGCGTTGATCGACAGTTCGCATCCGAGGCCAGGGTCAACACCACCTCGATCCGAAACGGCATCCTCGCCAGCCGCACGGACGATCACGCGAGGATGGCTGACGCGGCGGAGGCGCTACACGGCCTGCCCATCCACTGGCTCGACGTGTCCTGTACCGTCTCGCGCCTGCGGTCCCTGGCGAGGCGCCTCAAGGCCCGCGAGCCGAACCTGGGCTTGCTCGTGGTGGACTACCTGCAGCTGCTCGAGGCAGAGGACAGGCGGCAGAACAGAGAGCAGCAGGTGGCCGGCATGAGTCGCGGACTCAAGCTGCTGGCGAAGGAGCTCAAGATCTGCGTGCTGCTGTTGAGTCAGTTGAACCGCGGCGTGGAGATGCGCGAGAACAAGCGCCCCAGGATGGCGGATCTCCGCGAGTCAGGGGCCATCGAGCAGGACGCGGACATGGTGATCTTCATTTACCGCGAGGAGGAGTACAACCCCGACACCGAGAAGCGCGGTCTTGCCGAGGTCATCGTGAGCAAGAACCGGCACGGACCGAAGGGGACGGTCGAGATGGGGTGGAGTGGGGAGTATCAGACGTTTTCGGACCTTGGCCGGCGGCATGAAGGCCCGTACGGCGGCGGGGAGGGGTACTGCTGATGGCCCGCATGTCCGCCAAGGAACGAGACCAGGTGTTGGATATGCTTGGGAAGCGGCAGGGGTATCCCAAGCCGATCCCGTACTCGGTGGTCACCAGCCGCACCGGGCATCCCCGGGCCAAGCTCCGGGCCATGGTGTTTCGCGACAAGAGGCGCAACGGGGTGGAAGCGAACGGAACGAACGGCGAACGAACGAACCCGGGAGAAACGAACGAACGGGAAACGAACGAACGAACGGAGCGGGAGGAACGTCTTCCGGTGGTCCGGTTCGATCCAGAGGACGTGAGGTTCACTCCGCAACAGCGGCTCGCGCTCGAGTCCCTCGCCGTGGGAGAGAGCAACATCAATGCCGCGGAGTTCGCTGGCGTCGTGCCCAGGACGATCCGAAAGTGGAAGCGACAGCCCGGCTTTGCTGCAGCGCTGGAGGACGCCCTGGACGAGCACAGTGAGCAGGTCAGGCGCACGCTACGGGAGGTCGCAGGCCAGGCCCTGGCACAACTGAAGGAGCGCCTGGACGCTGGAGCGATGGACGACAACGAACTTCGCCTGCTCGCCACCATGGCCCTCGACCGCACCGGCCATGGCAAGAGCAGCACGGTGGAGCACGCTGGAGGCGTCACGGTCACCCACGGGCTGGAGGACAAGACCGACGCCGAGCTCGACGCAGAACTGGCCGCCCTGGAGGCTGACGGCCGCGCGGACGCCATCGACCTGCACGAGCAGGACGGGGCCTACGGGGTGGAGGAGTAGCCGTGCAGGAGCCCACCCCTCGCCAGGCCAGGAGGGCGCAGATCCGCGCCGAGAAGGCCAGGCGCAGGAAGGCGAAGATCCGAGCGCGGCTGATGGAGAAGGCCCTCCGCCACGAGCGGGACGGCGCCTTCGAGGCGTTCGTCCGCCTGATGTGGCCGGTTGTCGAGCCCCGGGACCTCGAGTGGGCCCCGTTCATGTCCGTGGTCTGCCACTACCTCCACCGCCAGATGCTGGGGGATCCCGAGTACCGGAAGCTGCTGATCCTGCTCCCCCCGGGCACGGCCAAGTCCATCCTGGTCTCGGTCATGGCTCCTGCCTACGAGTGGCTGTTCAACCCCGGGAGCCGGAGCCTGTTCTTCACCGGGGACGACGACCTGAGCACCAGAGACAGCCGCCGCACCCGCCTTGCCCTCAAGGATCCGACCTATCAGGAACTGCTCGCCGAGTGGTGCCGACGCCACGACTCCAAGCCCTGGGTGTTCGCCCAGGACCAGCAGGAAAAACGCAACTTCGAGAACACGGCCCGCGGCTTTCGCCAGTGCCTGACCCTGCGCACCGGGGTCACCGGCAAGCGCGGCGACAAGATGGTCATCGACGACCCGCTCGACGTCAAGGCCGTGATCCTCGGCGGCCCGGAGGCGGTGGAGAAGCGCTGCCACGAGGCCCACATCATCATCGACCAGGCCCTGACCACCCGCGTCAACGACCCCCGGGACGCCCCGAAGACCCTGGTGATGCAGCGTCTGCACGTCAACGACCCGGCCGGGCACGCCCTGCGGGAGGGCGGCTGGAAGGTCCTGTGCCTGCCGATGCACTACGCGCCGGAGCACGAGCACGCCTCCGAGGACGATCCCCGCACGACGCCAGGGGAGCGCCTGCATCCGGCCCGTCACACCGACGAGGTCATCGCCGAGCTCCGCCGGGCCCTGGGTCGGCACGCAGAGGCTCAACTGGAGATGAACCCGACGCCGTCCGAGGGCGGCGCGGTCAAGCGCGAGTGGTTCCGCGAGCGCTACCACTGCGAGCCCGAGGACATTGCCGCCACCGCCGACGAGGTGTGGATCACCGCGGACGCCGCGAAGAAGGGAACGATCGAGGCGGACTACAACGCCATCCAGTGCCACGCGAGGAAGGACGGCAAGCGCTATCTGCTCGACCGGACCTACGCCCGCATGGGGTCCATCGAATACTTCCTCGCCATGGACGCGATGATCGCCAAGTGGTCCAGGTTCATCGTCCGGACCTCCGGGGGCTGCCTCGTAGAGGACACGGCAAACGGCACGAACTACCTGGACGCCAGGTCTCCGTACTACATGGGCGTGGCCTTGGTGCGGTTCCATCCGAACAAGGACACCCCGGGCTCGGACAAGTCCAAGGCGGCGAGAGCCAGGTACCTGCAGCGCGCAGCCGAGGCCGGCGCCATCATCCTCCCAGCGCCAGAGATCGCGCACTGGGTCGGCGACTACATCGAGAACATCGTCGCCTTCCCGCTGGGCGCCAACGACGATGACATGGACGCGAGCAGCCAGCTGCACATGCGCTGGACCCGTGAGGACGAGGGGCAGGTCTCGCAGCGGTCTTGGTTCGACATGTTGGGTTAGGTGCTATCATTCTGGCCAGGAGGCCTCATGTCCGTCCGCTCAAGACTTCGCGACCTCGTCATCGGCCCACCCGCCCCTGTCGCCCCCCCGAGCCTGCGCGCCGACTCGACGTACTCCAGCGAGCAGAACCTCTCTGGGGCCGCTGTCAGCAACGCCATCTCCGGGCTCGGCGGCTACCGCGACTCCGGGGCCCAGGCCCGTCCCAACATCGAACGGGACTACCTCACGGCCGAGGAGCTCGTGGCCATGCTCCGCGGCGGGCTCTACCGGCGGATCTGCCAGCTGCACCCGTCCTGGGCGACCGCGAAGTGGTGCGCCATCTCCGACGACAGCGACGAGGAACGCCCCCTACAGCAGGCGATGCGGGACCTTGACGTCCGCCGCGTGTTCCGCCGCGCCGACACATGGGGCCGCGCCATGGGTGAGTGTCTGGTTCTGATGGTCACCGACGACCCGGACCCGCTCAACAAGCCGCTTCGGCCCGACAAGGTGAAGCGTATCCATCGCCTGGAGATCTTCGATCGTCGGGAGATCTTCCCGGTTCGCTACAACAGCGATATCGAGGCCGGTCCCCTGGGGATGCCCACCCACTACCACCTGTCGCCAAGGCGGACGGGGTACTCCAGCACCCAGGACAAGCCCCGCCGGTCCCTGACCGACGTGCACGCCTCTCGCCTGCTCCGGTTCTACGGCGACGACCTGCCCCCCTCCGAACTCGCGTTCGCCAACCAGGGCTACTCGGCGGCGTGGGGCGCGGACCCGATCGGACAGATGCTGTGGGACTCCATCCGGAACCTGTCCCAGACCGGGGCGTCCGGGGCTCGCATCGCCCAGGAGTTATCAATCGCCGTGTTCAAGATCGCGCCGACGCGTACCTCGGGCGACGAGAGCGCGAACTGGATCAGCCAGATCCGCAAGCTCAACATGATGAAGTCGGTGGCGCAGTCCGTGCTGCTCACCCCGGGCGACGACTTCCAGCGCGTGGCCGCGAACCCCAGCGGCTACAAGGACATTTCCGACCACGCCCGCCTGGAGCTCTCCCTGATGCTCGGGGCTCCCGTGACCCTGCTGTTCGGCGAGGCGCCCGGAGGGCTGAACACCGACGGCAGCAGCTGGCAATCCCTCTGGTACCAGGCCGTGGCCGATTGGCAGATCGACCGCTACGAGCCGCCCCTGCGCCAGCTTGTGACCGTGCTCTACCACGTCGAGCGCAACGCGCTGCCCAAGGAGTGGTCGATCGACTTCCTGCCGCTGGGCGATCTGTCCGAGAAGGAGCAGGCCGATATCAGGCTCGTCCACACCCAGGCCGACGCCGCCGCCATCATGGACGGGGTGCTGACCCCGGACGAGATCAGGAAGCAGCGCTACGCCCAGCCCGGGGGCTACAGGCACTCGATGCAGCCGGTGGAGGACGATCCCAAGCCCGCGCGAACCCCGACGCCCGATGACCCCGCGGCGGAGGAGGCCGCGCGCAGGATGATCGAGGAGCAGATCGCCGCCCAGCAGGCCCAAGACCGAGCAGACGCCAGCGAGGACTCCCTGTGCCTGCTGGTGCCCGTCCCCCAGGCAGGCATCGAGGAGCACGCAGAGTGGCGCAGGAAGGCCGAGGCCATCGTCGGCCCGCTGGCCCACGACGAGCCCCCGCACGTCACCGTGCTCTACCTGGGCGACGTGGACCCAGCCAGGGACGGCGAGGTGGAAGCCCTGGCCCGCCCCATCGCCGAGACCATGAGCCCCCAGCGCATGGCGACCTCCGGGCTGCAGGTGCTGGGAACGGCCGCGGTGCTCGAGCACGACGGCTGGACCCTCCGCGAGCTCAACGAGAAGCTGCTGCGCGCTCTGGCCCACATGGTGAGCGCCAAGCAGTTCCCCGGCTACCGAGCCCACGAGACCTTGGGATACAGCGAGACCATGAGGCCCGAGGACGTCGGGCGCCTGCTGGAGCTACAGCGCGACTGGGTGGCCGAGCGCGACGAGGACAAGTCCCCGGGCTGGATCGCCTCCCGCCTGGAGCTGCGGCGCGGTGACCGTGTCGTCGCCACCTTCCCGTTCCTGGCGAATCGGAAGGACGGGGGCGAGGAGTGACCAACGACTCCACCGTCTGCCTCACCGTGGACCTTGCCCCCGTGCGTGAGGTGGTGGACTCCATCGAGGACCTGCGCCGAAGGTGGGCCGCCCTGCCCCCGGCCGTGCGCCAGAGTCTGGCCCGGCTGATCTGGCTGCGGCCAGACGGCGAGGTGGTGCAGTACAGGGCGCAGGAGGAGGCCCCGTGCCCATCTACCAGGTGAAGGGCGGCTGGGTCTCCGGACGCTCCCGCATCGTCCACGCAGACGTCGATGCCGCCGCCAAGTTTGCCCTCCGCCGTCGTGCCCGCATCACGGCCAGGGACCGACGGATGCTCCTGGGCCGCACGGACGCCAAGCGCGCCGGGGGCCCCTTCTCCGGCCGCGTCCCCCGCTTCTCCGACCGCCTGGAGACCATGCAGCGCGAACTACTGCAGTCCCGGTGGCAGTTCGTCTTCGACCTGGTGATGCGCGCCGCCCGTGCCTCCATCCGCGAGCAGTCCAAGCAGGTGGAGGAGCTCAAGGGCGACCTGTCCAAGCGCGTGGACGGGGTCATCCTGCCGCGCCGCATGGACGCCGGGCCCTCCGTCCCCGCCGTGATCCAGGCCGTGCGCGGGATGCTGGACGACATTGTCGAGGCGGACGTCCCCGGCCTCGAACTCATCGGCAGGGAGATCGACGAGGACACCACGGACGCCACGGACCGGGAGTTGTCCCGGCTGTTCACAATCCCGATCGCCACCCACGTCCCCTCCCAGGACGTCAGGGCATGGGTGCTGGCCAACGTGGACTTCTCCCGCTCCATGCTGGACAAGGGCCTCGACGCCCTGGAGCGGACAGCGGACGAGGTCATGCGCGCCGTCGCCGCAGGGAAGCCGACCCTCGACCTGGCCAAGGAGTATCAGAAGCGCTTCGATCTGACGTGGAACAAGGCGAGCTTTCTGGCCAGGGACCAGACCGCGAACCTGTCAGCCGCCATCGCCCAGCAGCGCATGGAGTCGCTGGGGGTCGAGGAGTATCAGTGGAGTACGGTGGGGGACTCGAGGGTGCGCCAGGAGCATGCCGACCTGGATGGCAACATCTACAAGTGGAGCCAGCCGCCCGTGGCCTCCGATGCGGGGGACCGTGGGCACCCCGGGGAGCTCTGGCAGTGCCTACCAGGTGACACCGACGTGTCGCTCTGTCATCTCGCACGAGTAGCGTACCGGCGATGGTTCAGCGGTGATCTGGCCGAGATCGTTACGGCCACGGGTGAAACGCTTCGTGCGACACCGAACCATCCTGTACTCACGCGGCGCGGCTGGATCCCGGCGCATCTCGTCGAGGTGGGCGATGAGGTGTTCCGCGTTCGCCACGATCTCAGCGACAGAGCGGAAGCCGACGTAGAGCACGGAGTAGCCTGCATTCAGCAGGTGTTCGACGCGCTTTCGTCTGTGTGCGCTTGCGAGCGGTCCGGAAGCGTCCCTGTGGATTTCCACGGCGACGGCGCCGACGACGATGTCGATCTCGTACGAGTCGATTGGGACCTGCCTGGCGTGCTCGACTCCATGAGCCGTGAGGAATCCCGCGAACTCCTTCTCGCCTTTGCCGACGCGCCGACGCCCGCACTTGGCGATGTTGCCGAGCCACTCCGCGCTCTTCTCGTGGCCCCTGACAGCCTCGTTCGCGGCGCTGGTAAGGCGCTTGCGTTCTTCCTCGGTAGTACTGGCCATGCGGACGAACATGGCCTCGCTACGCCCGCGAAGTTCGACGCCGCGACGCTTGAGTTCGTTCGTGACCGTCTGTCTCTGCACTCCGTAGAACTCCGCCAGAGCTTTGACGCTCTCGCCAGCCTGGTATCGAACGGCCATCTCGGTCCGGTCGTAGTCCTTGGCGTTTGGCGCCGTACGCTTGGGGCTGATGTACTCGAACCCATGGGCGCGGAGGCACTTGCCGACGTTGTCAGCGCCGCCCCCCAGGGCCTCGGCGATCTCTCGCAGGTTGCGCCCATCCAGGTTGAGGCGGTGCGCGTTCTCCGCGTAGGTAGCTGTGTATTTGCGGGCCATGTCTACAACCTCGAGACCGCGACAGGATGGTATGCGGCCAACGGCATCATAACGCATAATTGCAGGTGCGTCGCTTTACCCGTACTCAAGAAGGGCGCCGAGGAGCGCGCCCGACTCATCGCCGAGGCGGACGCCCGCAAAGAATCGGAACTCGCGTGGATGCAGGCGAGCCCGACGGTGCGGGGGGAGATCCCGAATCAGTCAGGCATGGGTGACTGGAACAAGAAAAGACTGGAGGAGATCCGGCGCGGCGCCCGCAGTTCCGTCGGGCTATGATCTGAACGACCCCGCCCGGGCGCAACCAGGCGAGGCCGAACGCGACACGGACTCAGGAGGCCAACATGCCGCGCAAGAGGAAGATTATCACGCCTGACGGGAAGTGCGTATTCCCAGGATGCGATCGGGACTACCACGCCAACGGCTACTGCTCGAGCCACGACGGGCAGCGCAGGAGGGGCGGCACGCTGACCCCGCTCACCAACAGGCGCGGACCGAGTGAGATCGAGATCTTCAACGACCACGCCGAGATCGTTCTCACTGATCGCTACGGAGCCGAGAAGGCGCGGGCGCTCATCGACCTGGGCGATGTAGACGCTGTGTCTGACCACCGATGGGTCGCCGATCGTCGAGACTGTGCCACCTACGTCAGGGGCTACCCCGCGGGCAACCGGGGGGCTGGGCTGGTCTACCTGCACAGATTCCTCGTTGGCCCTGGCGACAAGCTCACCGTGGACCACTGGAATGGCGACGGGCTCGACAACAGGCGCGAGAACATCAGAGCAGTCACGCAGGGCCAGAACAACCAGAACCGCGCAATGAGCCCCAAGAACAAGTCGGGCCATCGCGGCGTTCATTGGGACGCGGACAGGGGGAAGTGGTTCGCTCAGGTTCGCGACAACGGGCGCGCTGTAGCGCTTGGCCGCTTCGATGACATCGAGGAAGCCGCCCGCGTCGCCACCGAGGCCCGCGAGCGGCTCTACGAGAACTTCCAGACCCGCGAGCCGTGATCCGCAAGGGCGTCAGGTCGAGCGTGGGGCTGTAGGCGATGCCGTCTCCATGGCCATGACCATAGCGTCGGCCTCCGAGCAGGCAAGCGGCCACTCGTCAGGAACAGCCCCGCCGCCAAGCTCCGATCTAACAATCCACCCCCTCGTGGGGCTGTCCGTCCATTCGATCCAGAGGCGCCCAGTTCCAGCGCCACGATAGTCGCTCCAAACATCCCTCACCAGCTCCAGCACGCAGCCGCGAGTAGCTGGATCGCGCATGTCTGGCCACCACCACCTGTTGCCCTGCAACGCCTTGGCGTGGTCCTCGTTCGGGATGTTCGCTCCATGTAGGTAGCCGACACCGTCGAGGTGGCGCGGGCGCATCCCGGCCATCCACCGAAAACCTTCGCACGCCACCAGCCTCTTGCCGAGACTCATCGCCCGTTCTTCTTTCATCTCTCACCTCGTGTGGTTGTGGTTTCTCGCAGCACCGGGCACGTCTCCCACCCCTCGCAGTCAGCGCAGCGCGGGCCAGATGTCGAGGATGCGACGGGTCACGGCCCCTCCAGATGCCCGGGCCTCACCCGATCGTCCATGGTGGTCTCCCACCGATAGTGCGTCAGCGTCTTCATGCCGTCTCGCACAACCTCGGCCATGGCCTCGGCGCCAGCAGCGGCAGCCTTGCATGCCTCCTCCATCGCGACAGCGGCTGCATCGAATCCGAGTGAGGCGCCCTTGAAGGCGGGCCATGCAGTATCCCGTAGCGTCCACCAGAAGAACAGGGACGACGCCCCGGCGCGCCCCCTTCGCGCATCCCTCCTCACCACCCGCAGCGCACGCTGCACGGTGTCCGGGCGGTAGCGCTCGGGGTCGGACATGACCTTGTAGGCGATGCGGCGTTTCATGGCGCCTCCTTCGTGACCCTCGAGGCCCGCATGAACCAGCGCCAGATCGAGCCATCGCCGACGGACCGGGGGACCCTGGACAGACCAAGGCGCCCAACCCGGGGTTCCTTGACGAGCCCCATGCGCACCGAGAACGGCGCCGGGCTCCGCTTGCGGTCGTGGATGGAGATCCCCGGCCCGCGCCGACCGAGGCGGGCCCAGCCACCCTCGCGCTGGAGCATGAACGAGAACAGGGGGCAGGAGGCGCAGAGGCCGCGGTGGTCGAGGGCGATCATCCCTCACCACCCTTCGCGCCCAGGGCCTCTTCCCACGCCGTGGCGATTGCGAGGGCGCGCTGGTCGGCGGGAACGAGTTGCACGCCACCCTGCCGCTTGTGGGGGATCCATTCCCATTGTCCGTCATGACCAGCGGAGAGGATCCATGCGCCGCACTCGTGGTAGAAAATCACCCCCTCGGCCACGGCTTCCGGGGGCGCCCCGAGGAAGAGCGCCAGCTGCGCGCAGGACTCGCGGGCGGTGGGGGCGTGGGCGAGGTCGGGGGCAAAGAGATCCCATGCCTCGCGGCCCGATTCCGGATGATCGTCCCAGCTTTCGCCGCGAACCTGAACCCATCCATCCTCGTAGACACCAACCACGAAGTCCCCGTCATCGGTCTTGCAGCCTTCCCAGGGCGGGATCCGCTTCGCCTTCTCTTGCCAGGTCATGGGGCCTCCACGTATCGCATGAGGTGCTTGTCGATGACGTCGCGCAAGTGCAGATCGTCGTCCCAGTCGTTGTCCCCGTGCTCGGCGCAGGCTTGGCGCAGCGCGCAGATCACCTCTTCGCGCTCGAGCACCCAGGACGCCTGCCGGGCTGCCGGGTCGTCGTAGCCGAGGGATTGGAGGACCTGCTGCAGCATTGCCAGGCAGGCCCGGCGGTGGCCGATTTCATAGCTGGTCTCGTCGATGGGCTGGCAGGCGCTCACGACTTCACCCCCTCCCCATCCTCACCCTTCGGCGTCACCGTCACCTCGCCGTCCCTGATTCGGATCTCGCAGTGGTGGGACCACTTCTTGAGGCTGGACAGCTTCGGGTCGAGCCCCTGGCGCAGGTCGTAGCCCTGGCGAGGGGTGAGGCCTGGGACGTCGTTGGACCAATGTGGGGGCTTGGGGCGGCTCATGATTCTTCCTTGAGTTGTAGTTTCTCGGCTTGCCCGCGAGATACGAGCCTTCCGTCTTGGCCGTAGTCCTCCCAGACCACGGTAAACACTCCACCGAGAGACGGCCGCAGCACCACGCCGACGCCCCACCATGGGCGAGCCAGAGACCGGACCCTCTGGCCAGGTCTGAACGGGTGGTAGCCGAGCGGGATCTGAAACATCAGACAGCAGCCGACCGCACGCGGCGCATGGCCTCCGTGGTCGTGCAGGCTGCCTGCGCTTCCTCGAGCCGCACCGCGCGCACCGCGCGAGCGCTCCACCGGCGCAGCATGTCTCCGCGGCATTCGTGGCGCGTGACTGGCGCGTCGCTGCGGGACTGGAGGCGGGCAATGTTTGCGGTTGATGTCGAGAAAGCGAAGAACATGTCCTCTCCTGCCCGGCTTGACCCCCGGGCTGGGCTTGGGGGTTGGTGGTGGGGCTACTCGGCGGCGTCGCGCAGAGCCTGCTCCACGTCTTCCCAGCAGAAGCCATCCCAGTGACCGAGGGCTTCGGTGTTGACCATGTCGTCCACGTCGAAGGTGATGCCGGCTTGGTCGCACATGGCGCGGTGCTCGGCTACGGTGTCGGCTGCGGTGGCTTGGAGGGTAGCGGTGGTCATGTCGGCTCCGTTCGGTGTTCCTTGGGACACCTTCAATATACCCGTGCAGTGGAACATAGGCAAGCTCTCGGCCCAAAAAAGATACCAATACGGTGATATTTCTCTCCCTGTCCCAACTCTGGAACACGTCCACAAATTCGGACACCCGGTTGACACCTTGTCACCGCTCCGCTACCCTCCGTGACAGACGTGCAGCGATCTGGAGTTCGCGATCCCCTTCTCCGACGCCTCCCCCCGACGCTACGACCGTGCAGGCCCGCTCCGGTCGCCGTTCGTGCGTTCGGACGGCTCCGTGCTTGCCGAGTGCATCGCGACCCGCGAGGGGATCCTCGAGTACCCCCAGCCCGACGGCACCATCCGCCGCGAGCTGGTGACCCGCGCCGCAGTGCTGGACACTGCCCGCACCCTGCCCCGCTCGCCGATGACCCTGCACCACCCCAAGACGGGGTTCGTCACCACCGACAGCGTGAAGGACGACGGGACAGGGGACGTGGACGGGGACGCCACCGTCGAGGAGGACGCTCAGGGCTCGTTCGTTCGGGTCAAGGTCGCTCTCCGCCGGCAAGACGCCATCGACGCCTTCAACGATGGCGTCAAGGAAGTCTCCTGCGGCTACGCCGTGGCCCTGGACGACACGCCAGGCGAACACCCGATCTTCGGCCGCTACGACGCCCGACAGGTCGGCCGTGACTGCAACCACCTCGCCCAGGTCCCAGAGGGCCGGGCGGGTTCCACCGTTTCCCTCCGAACTGACTCCGCGGACGCCGCGGGCCAGTACGCCACCCCGCCAACCCCCCAACGGGAGAAGCACATGAAGCCGCAACTCGTGGCGCTGCTGACCGCCCTCGGCATCACGCGCCTGGACAGCGAAGACGTCGCACTGCAGGAGGCCCTCGACAAGATCGGCCCCCTGCGCGCCGACGCCGACGAGAAGGCCGCCGCCGAAGCCGAAGCCGACAAGGCCAAGACCGACGCCGAGGCCATGACCGAAGAACTCGAGAAGGCCAAGGCCGACCGCGACGCCTGCCAGGCCAAGCTCGACAAGCTCCAGGGCGAGTTCGACGCCATGAAGGCGAAGATGGCCGACAAGGACAAGGCCGACAAGGACCGCAAGGACGCGGCCGAGTTAGCGGACCTCCAGAAGCTGGCCGACAAGGTCAACGTCAAGCACGACGCCCTCGACCTGCCCGCCCTGCGCCTCGCCATCGCCAAGACCCGCGTGGACAGTGTCACCGACGAGTCCAGCGCTGGCTACGTGGATGGCATCCTCGACTCCATCCGCAAGGACTCCGGCAAGCGGGACCCCCGCTACGACGGGCTCCGCAACGACGACCCCAACCGCAACGACGGGAACGACAAGCCCGCCGACGATCCCTGGCTCGCCAACAACCGCGCCTCCAAGGAGGGCTGATCCATGTCCCCGGCTTCCACCTTCTTCCAGCGCGCCGACGACGCCCGCGCCCGTCAGCCCATCGGGTTCATCGGCGACTTCACGCGGAACCTGGACTACAAGTCCATCTCCGTGATGAACTCCAACCCCCAGGCCGCGCAGGTCACCACCATCTCGGTCCCCGCCGCGCCTGACAACAGTACCACCTACAAGGTCGTCATCGACGGCGCGTCCTGCGAGTTCACCACCGACGCCAGCGCGACCCAAGCCGAGCTCGGCGCGGGCCTCGAGGCCGCCATCAACGACAAGGCCGCCGCCTATCGGCTGTGCGCCGCGTCCTACGCGGGCGGCACCATCACGCTGACCGGCGTGTGGCCGGGCGTCAGCTGGACCACCACGGTCAACGCCTCCGAGACCACCCAGGACCTCGGCACCCCGACCAACACCACCACGGCCGCCAGCGCGGACACGGTGAGCTTCGGCCGGGTGATGGTCCTCTCGGGCTACGTCACCGACGAGGGCACCCCCAAGGGCTACGTGCCGGTGAGCACCGACTTCACGGCCCAGGTCGTGACCTTCACCTACGGTAGCGTGGGCGCGGGTGACGAGGTCTTCCTGGAGATCGAGTTCCAGGGCAAGAGGTTCGCCGAGAGCGTCACCTACGCCACCAGCCAGACCCTCACCCTCGCGGCGCTGGTCACGGCTATGGACGTCATCCTGGACGCCGCCTTCGGTGCCGCGCTGTCCATCGCGCTCGCCTCGGACGCCACCACCATCACCCTGACCTCCGACGTGGCGGGCTCCGAATTCCGCGGCGTCTCCAGCGTCAGCGGCGCTGGCACCGTCGCCAAGGCCAACACCACGGGCCCGAGCACCGACACCAGCCTGCTCCGCGCCATGGCCGGCGTCAGCGTGCGCCGCCTGGACGTCGAGAACGCCACCATCGACGGCGACGACCCGGTCTACGCCGCCAACCAGGGCGTGGAGGTCGCGGTCCGCGGGCATGGCATCGTGCAGCGCGACACCACCGAGACCTGGGCCTACGGCGACGAGGTCTACGTGGACCTCAACACGTCCACCAAGGGCCGCTTCTACAACGCCGCCGCAGCTGGCCGGGTCTGGATCGGGTCGTACAAGGCCAAGATCCAGCGCCAGGAGTACAGCACCACCACCGATGGCGTCGGCGTCATCAACCTCGACATGGGAGCCTGAGACCATGAACGCCCACTTCCTCCTCCTCAACGGGTCCCACGTCGAGCGTATGCAGTCCTACGGGGATATCTCGCGCGGCATCGCCGAGATCGCCGCAGGCTGCACCCCGCGCGCCGACTCCACCGGTCAGACCTTCTGGCCGACCGTCGAGCGCGGCATGGCCATCATGGAGCGCCGTGCTGACAGCTACGCGGCGCAGCTGAACGCCGACCTGCGACTCGACGGCTACGATCCGGGCCTGGGCATGTTCCAGCCCCGCGACCTGACGCAGAAGATGCGCAAGGTCATGGCCGAGCGCACCGCGCCGCTGAACGCCACCAAGGCCTTCTCGATCAACACCGAGGTCTCCCCCGGCATGCTCAACTACGAGCAGCGACGGACCTACGCGACCGGCGAGGCCGTGGTCTACCGCGGCGGCTCCGGGTCCAACATCCCCGCTGTCGGCATCGGCGCCGCGCACTTCTCCGCACCCGTGGTCTACCTGGCTTCGATGTACGAGATGGACTGGCTCGAGGGCCTGCGCGGCAACCTGACCGGCCTGGACACCGGCACCGCCAAGATGCGCGCCGCTCGTCTGGTCATCGACCAGATGATCAACCGCTGGACCTTCCAGGGCGCGAGCGACTACAACATCTACGGCTTGCTGAACCACCCCTACATGGACACCGCGCTGTCCGACGTGGACTGGATCGCCGCCACCTCCGCCGACGATATCGTCGAGGACTTCGGGCAGTGGGCCAACTACGCCGAGAACGAGAGCGGCGGTGTGTTCCAGCCTGACACCCTGCTGATCAGCACCAAGCTGTTCAACAAGTTCTCGAACCGGCGCTACGGCGACAACGCCGACAAGAGCATGATGGACTGGATGCTCTCGGCCAACAAGCACATCAAGAACGTGCTGCCCATCCGCGAGCTCAACGACGCCGGAGGGACCAACATCCACGCCATGGCCTTCACCCGCAAGGGCTCCGGCGCGGGCGACACCTCCGCCGAGATGATCGTGGCCATGACCCCCACCCCGCTCCCCCCCGAGCGGACGGCCATGTCCAGCAAGATGTTCATCGTGGCCGGTTTCGGCGGGCTCAACCAGCGCGAGGTCGGTGACAACCTCCTCGTCTACGTCCAGAGCGAGGCCTGATCATGCCCACCAAGCGTACCTTCGTCCGCAACACTTCCACGAACCGCGTCATCCTGGGCGGCGGGAAGGGCGTGCCCATGCTCACCCTCGGCGGCCAGGCTGACAAGGACGTGGACAAGGCTCCCAACATCGGCCAGCAGGTCGAGGGCCCGCGGGTCGCCCGCTACCGCAAGGGTGGCATGGGCGCGCTCGCCGAGCGTCTCGGGCTGCAGATCGGCTAATGGCCGACGCGACCGCCATCGACGCGGTCCTGCCCGTCTTTCGGATCGTCGCTCCGGAGTTCGCCTCTACGAGCGACGCAGACGTGGAAGACGTGGTCACGATCGTAGCAGGCTCCATCACGCCAGGCGTGTTCGGGGCCCGCACTACCGAGGCGGTCGCGCGGCTGACAGCTCACGAGTTCACCATGCAGGCCCGGGACGGGTCGGCTTCGGCCGGCTCTTCCGGGGTCGGCGGCGTGACGTCTCTCCGTACCGGGGACCTGGCGGTCTCCTACGGCTTCTCCTCCGCTTTCGCTTCGTCGTCCCATGAGGACGACTACTACCGCCAGAGCCGCCACGGCCTGGCCTACCTCCAGATCCGGGACAGCCGCTACCAGACCGGCGCTCGGATCCTGACATGAGGCTCTGACCATGGCCACCCCCCCCCGCATCATCGACCCCCGCATCGACGGCGCCCGCGCCATGCGCGCTCTCGTGCTCATGCTCGCCGACCAGAGCAAGCGCATCTACTGGCAGCCCATCGAGGGCGTGCCGACGCAGAGCGACGCGCTCGGCTACCCGACCATCTTCATCAGGACCGATCCGGGCGACGCAGGATCGTTCCTGTATCTGGACCCGGTCGGCGACGGCGCGGACATCATCCCCTCGGGCGGTTCGGGCTCCCAAGAGGTTATCGCCAACAACAGCGGTGGCGACTACGCGGCCGGGGATCTGGTGTACCTCCCGACCTGGGACGCGACCAACGGCATCCGCGAGGCCGTCCTGGCCGACAGCGACACCCCGGCCAAGCAGGCCACGCACGTCTGCATCGAGGCCATCGCCGACGGCGCTACCGGCACCGTGGCGGGCTCCTGGATCCAGCGCGACGTGGACACCAGCGGCTACAGCGCGGCGGACGTGCTCCTGTACCTGACCACCACGGCGACCACGACCAACACCACCAGCGAGACAATCCCGACGGCCAAGACCGACAACGGGCAAGAGGTCGCCATGGTGGCGATCAAGAGTGCCACCGTCGGCGTCATCGTCTGGTACCCGGGCGCCTCCCTGGTCAACAAGCACGGCAACGCCAGCCTTCAGGTTGACGCCCTGAGCGCGGACGCCACCGGGCGGGCAATCATCGAGGCCGGGTTCTTCAACGAGGCCACGGTGGTCGATCTGTTCGCCACCGACTCGTTCACCAATGCCGTGCTCATCCAGCTCATCGTGGACGGCGCGTTCCGAGCTGACGCCCCGACGCGGGCCCTGTTCGCGGACAAGGCCCTGACGGTGACCAAGCTGACCGGGACCGCGGCCGTGGCCAACGTGCCCGCCGCTGCCACCGCGACCCTGACCGGGATCGGCACCTACGCCCTGGACGACGGCGTCGGCGCGTTCGACCTCGACACCTTCGCAGGGCTCGACGACGGCGAGTGGGCGTGGCTCACCATCGGCGATATCGCCAACCCCGTCACCATCCGCGACAACGCGGTCGGCGCGGGCAACATCTACACCACGCGCGCCGCGTCGATCGTGCTTGCGGCCCTGGAAGACGTGGCCCTGGTCATCCGCGACGGCGCCAACTACAAGGTGCTGAGCGTCGTCAGCCAGGCGGGCATCGCCAGCGGCAGCACCGCGGAGACCATCAACGACCACGGCGCCATCACCCCAGCAGGCTCGAGTGACGCAGCGGGCGCCGAGACCATCGGAATGCTGCTCCCCATGGCCGTCTACGGCGCGTGGGCAGTGGACGGGGATGGCGCGCGGACCAACGGCGGCGGGCTGGTGGGTCAGATCGCCGCCCTGCAGGCCATGGGCGCCACCTACTGCAAGGTCTACGACCTGGGTACCACCACGTGGTCTGACGTCTCCCTGTCCTCGGCCCTGGCTGGCTGGACCGCCAACTACCAGCTCA